GCTGTGTGAACAGCGCGAAGGCGTGCGCCGGGAATATGTGGCGCAAAGCTTTGTTGCCCTGGTTGAAGCCTGGGGCAGGGTCAGATGTTCAAAAGTGAACAACTGGCCTGCCACTTCGCCACCACCGCCAAGCTGACCAGCGGTCATGATGCCCAGAACACGGGGCGGCGTACCATGCGCAACAGGAATGCGGTCTCGCGATGCGTCCAGAAGCTTTAGAAAATCCCCGTCTTTGACATCGGCAGTCAGCTTTTCAAACTCGACAGAACCTTCGTCGCTGGATTGCAGAACCATCGTGCGGTGCGCCTGATCAACCCCCTGATGCTCATTGCGGAAAAAGTCCCGGATTTCCTGCTTCGCTTCCTTTGTCGCCTGTTGTCCTTTGAAGATCACCGCGTATTCAGGCATGGCCCCGTTTTTGAAAAAGGCCGCGTTGTAGCGGGTCGCGGCGTGCGCCAGTTCCAGCATATCCTCAACGCCAATCCATGTTGGCAAAGCATAGCGAAACCCACGTGGGCAAAGATCGCGCAGGTGGATGACTTCCTGTGCGGTATAGGTGCGCTTTTTCTCTTTCCCATCCGCCCCGGTCACTCTTTGCAGGAACCCGGCCCGATAGCGGGTCATGGTGATGGCTGGCAGGCGATGCAGGCCGATGATGCGCCGGTCACGTTTTGAGCGGATCACCTGCAAAAACGCATTGCCGTAAGTTTCCAGATCAAGGCCCAGATGCACAAACAAATCAGCCACACCGGTTTCGCAGAGGGTTTCAATCTTTTCAGCATCCCCAATCAGGCCACCCCCGAAGGCGCTTTCTGCTTTCACATTGATGGCGCGGCTATGTTCGGCACTGGAACGATACAGCGTCCAGAGACTGCGCGGGGAAATGGGCCAGATGAATTCACCATCCAGACCAACTTCTGAGTAGCCGGACAGAAGATCGTCCAGGCTGGATTTTTCGACGCTGACCGTCACGCCTTCAGAGGCGTCTGGGGATGTGTTTTCTCTGCTCATAGAGAGAGGGATACAGCAGTAATTCGGGGCTGATAATCACCCTAAGCTGTTGAAAGTTTAGTAATAAACAGGTTGTCCCTTGCCCATCTGGCACAAAGAAACATGATGAGGCAAGAGTGAATTACAGCAAATGCAGCGTCACCTGGAAGGGGCGCTGAAAAACACAACCAATGAGGAACGCCCAGGAATGATCCGGGCGAAATCCCGGATACAGGAGGCCCTTGCCTTGGGTAAGCTTAAAGACCTTTCCGTCAGCTTTCTTTCGCTGGTGAAAACGCCTGCCACGGGCAAGGGCCTGACCCTGAAATCTGCAAACCCGAATGACCGGGTGGCGGTATTTGAACTGGCGAAGACTGATGATGAACGCATGATCGCTTATGGCGTTGTCTATGCGCCAGATCAGGAAGACGCTCACGGCGATACGGCTGATGCAAAGACCATTCGCCGCGCAGCCTATGAGTTTATGCGCGAAGCCCGCCTGAAGAACATCGACACGGAACATTCCTTCACAACGGAAATGGCCTTTGTCGCGGAAAGCTGGCTTGTGCGCAAAAATGACGCCCTGTTCCCGGATGAACCGGAAGGGGCCTGGGCTGTGGGAATTCAGATTGGCGACCCTGATCTGTGGGCGCAGTTGAAATCCGGTGATCTGACCGGGATTTCCCTTGCTGGCATTGCACAGATGGAACCGTCCGAACCCCGCACATCTTACACCGAAAAGGATGAAATCCCCGGATGGTTCAAAAGCCTTTTCAAACAATTCACGAAACAACCCACTGAGGAGACAGACATGGACAAGAACGAAGTCCAGGGGGTGGTCCGCGATATGCTCAAGGAAGAGCTGCCGGGCATTCTTAAGGATGCAGGAATCGGCACTGGCAGTAAGCCAGCCGCTGAAGACGTCGAAAAGGCGAAAGCCACGCTTAAAGCGGCAGGCATTGAAGTCGATGCACCGGCAGCAGGTGGCAAAGCTGCTGAACCTGCTGGTGAAGCAACCGACATCGCCACGGCAATCGCCAAGGGCTTTGAAGCCATTGAAGGCAAGATCGACGACAAGATCACGCTTGCTGTCGCCAAAGGTGCCGATGTCACCGGCCAGCCCGACACGGCTGTAGAGGAGAGTTTCGTATGATTATTACCCTCAAATCCGGCAAGAAAATGCTTGATGTTGTGGCGCTGGCAAAAGGGCTTATCAGCCCGGAAGACCTGAGCAATGGCGGTGATCTGAAAGCGCAACAAGCTGACAAGCTTATTTCTATGCTGTTCGCAGATAAATTCCTGTCTAAAGTCAACACCATTCGCATGTCACGTCTGACCCGTGATGTGGATGCGCTGGACGTTGCACGTCGCCAGCTTGTGCGTGTGGCCCAGGGCAAAGAGCCTGAGGATGATGAACTGACCGGGGCTGGTGAACACGGGTGCAAACTGACCGCACTTGATGCACAGCTTTTTGCGTCTCTCAGCCTGGCCTTTCTGCGCGACAACAAAGACAATCCGAAACTGCAATCCGAGATCGAGAAGAGTTTTAACACCTGCCTTGGCAACGATATTGTAGACCTTGGCTTTAACGGTATTGCCGATGATGCTGAAGGGGACAACCGGGCTGCAAAATTCATCCGCCTGAATAAGGGCTGGCTGCAAATCACCCGCGAAGCTGACAAAACACAGAAGGTCGAGATTGACCCGGCAACAGATGGCTGGAAAGCAAGCCTTAAAGCCATTATGGAAAAATCCGATGTGCGCGCCCGTGCGATTTCGTCCTTTGTGATGAATGAAGCTGATGCGGACGAATACGGGGAAGAAATCAATGCGCCGGTCACAGGCCACGAGGTGCAAACCGCAGCCCCGGCCCGTCGCTATAAAGGCAAGGTCATTGAGGCGCACCCACTGTGCCCCCGTGGTTCTGTACTATTCACGCCGATGAAAAATCTGGTCTACGGCCTGCACACTACCATTGATCGCAACCGTGCATATCACAACCGCCGCCGTGCGCTGGAATACACTTACGACATGTGTTTCGATTTTGAAATCGCGGTCAAACAGTTCGCGGTCCTGGGCGAATAACCCCGGCCATGCCTGAAACATCCACCATCACCCCGGCTGACATCCGGGCTTATGCGAACCTCCCTGGCGAGGTTCCCGAAGCCCTGTTGTCAAAGCACACGACGATTGCTCTGCGCGATCTGCAACGTGCAACCGGAGTGATGGAACCCGCCTCTGATCAGGTTGAAGACTGGAAAGAGGCGCTGACCGTTGGTGCGCTGGCGAGCGTTTTTGGCTGGCTCAACACTTTCGCATTGGCTGGCGCGGCCAAAGTCGGGCGTCTGGAAGGCTCGGTGGAATACCGTTTTCTGGATACGGAAGACGTCGAGGCGCGCATCACCGCTCTGAATGAGCGATTTAACACCCTGGTTGCCCGGATCACGACAGATGAACCGGACACCGACGACACCGGCAGCGTGAATGCCGGGTTTATTTCACTGACCGCAATCTGAGGTTTCCCATGCGCCTGCGCACCCGCTTTCAATCTGTTCTGACTGCCCGTCTGGCGACCTCTCTGCCCGAGGCTGCGCCAGTCCATACGTGATATTCTGCTGACCCCGCTGGGCACCCGTGTGATGCGCCGGGATTATGGCTCTGATCTGCCTGAATTGCTGGACCAGAACCTGACCCCGCTGACCCTTGGTCTGATCAAGGCCGCAACCGTAGACGCCCTGCGCAAATGGGAACCACGCCTGCACATTACGCGGGTGCAGGCGGAACCGACCCCGGAAGACCATAAACAGGGTCGCGTGATTATGGGGCTGGAAGCGGTCTACCTGCCTGACGGTCAGAACATCGAACTTGCCGGGGTGGTACTATGAATTTTACTCCGATTGATCTTGCCCGCCTGCCGGACCCGCAGGTTATTGAGGTTCTGACACCAGAAAGCATTTTTGAAACGCGCAAAGCACGGCTTGCAGAGCTTGCCCCGCATCTGGCCCCGGCGCTGGAATATGAAAGCGAGGGCCTGACACAGCTTTTGCAGGAAGACAGCTACCGCGAATGGTTGCTGCGTCAGGCGGTGCAGGATGCAGGCAAAGGCAATATGCTGGCCTTTGCGCCCGGTGCGCAGCTTGATCATCTTGCGGCCTTCTATGGTGTGCAACGCCAGGTGGTTGAACCCGCAAAGCCAGACGCCGCGCCCCCTGTGCGGGAAGTTTTGGAAGGCGACACCCGCTTCCGTTCCCGTGTCCAACTTGCCCCGGAAAGCTTCACAACCTGCGGCACCATCGGTTCATATATCTTCTGGACGCTTGAAGCTTCGCCGGATGTGAAAGACGCCTCTGTTTCCAGCCCGACACCGGGTCTGGTTGATATTGCTGTGCTGTCACAGGAAGAAAACGGCAGTACCGACTCCGCGCTGCTGGAACTGGTGACGCAAGGTCTGGAAGGCCGTCGCCCACTTTGTGATCTGCTGAACGTCCGGGCCGCAGAAATCATTCAGTACCAGATCCATGCGGCTCTGACCCTTTATGATGGGTTTGACAGTGAAGTGGTGCGCATGGCTGCGGAACAGTCCCTGAATGCCTTTGTGACCAGGCACCTGCGCCTTGGCCATGATATTACAATTTCCGGCTTGCATGCGGCTTTGCATTTGGAAGGCGTGCAGCGTGTAGACCTTGGGGATTTCGATGCTGATCTGATGATTGCACCGGATCAGGCGGCATATTGCAGCGATAAATCTGTGACCGTGGGGGGCTTTGATGTCTGATCTGCGTTCTATTCTGCCATCGAACCATGCGCGCACCCGGCGTGCGCTGGAGCAGGTGATGGCGGAACACAAAGCTGACCTGCATGTGCCACTTACACAACTCTGGAACCCGGACACATGCCCGGCGCATCTGCTGCCATGGCTGGCCTGGGCGCTGTCTGTGGATTTCTGGGACAGCGGCTGGTCCGAAGACAGCAAGCGCGCCGCCATTCGTGAAAGTATAGCCATTCATCGGATTAAAGGTACTTTGGCATCTATCAGGCGCGCGCTGAAAGCGGCAGGCTATGGCGATGCGCGAGTGGTCGAGCGCTACGGTCATGAACAGTATAATCGCAAGCATCTGCGCGACGGTTCAATCCGGCGTACCCGCCCTGATCATTGGGCGGAATATCGGATTATTCTGGCCCGGCCGATCACAATTGATCAGGCCACACAGGTACGCGCCATTCTAAAACTGGTGGCCCCAGCCCGCTGTCACCTCAAAGCCCTGGAGTTCCGCCAGGCTCTGAACCGTTATGACGGAAAAATCACCCGCAACCGTGCATATACAAGAGGAATTGCCTGATGGCTGACCTTATCGAAAACTCGGTCTGGGAAGAGAATATTTACCAGCTCGAAGAAACTGACCCTGTACATGGCGGTCCGCCTGACCTTGCCAAAGGTGAAGGCTTTGACAATGTGCAGGCCCAACAACTTGCGAACCGCACCCAGCACCTGAAAGCCGTGTTTGAAGCCTTGCAGGCTGCATTTGAAGGGCAGGATATTGGCGCTCTGATCGCTGACGCCACAGCAGACATGCTGACAGAAGCGCAGGGCGATGCGAGATATGTCCTGCAATCTGCCTTCACCGCTGCCGCACTCCTGAACCTGATCAAGCAAGTTGACGGGGCTGGTTCCGGGCTGGACGCGGACCGACTTGACGGCCTTTCATCCTCTCAGTTTCTGCGGGCAGATACGAACGATACGATGGCCGGGGCACTGAGCATTGCCAGAAACGGTCACACGCATTTGCAACTCGGTGGTCTGTCAAATATCAATCCATTGGTTGAATTCCTGGGTTCAGAGGGGCGGCGGGGTATTCTGCAGGCATACGATGATCACATGGCATTGCGTGTCTATAAACCCGATGAAACCCTGATCAGCCTGCGGATATATGATGATGGGCGCATCACCTGGAACGGCAAAAAGCTTCTGACGGAAGATGACAATGCCCCGGATCGCGTGGATGAGTTCGCGCCCTTTCCGGCTGCAAATGCCAGCGTCTCAGTTCTGCATGGATATGGCCATGCTCCTTCCAATGTTCAGGCCTGGGCTGTCTGCGTCACCGCAGATGGCGGCTACGCGCCAGGTGATCGGATTAAGCTGGGAACGCACTACCGTTACCACGTCGGAGGCATGGCCTTCGGTGCCAACGGAACTGAAGTTTTCTTCTCCGCTAAGTATCTCGATATCATCACCGCAAGTGGTGCCGGAATTGTCGGGATAGCCGGATCTTCAAACTGGAAACTGGAGCTTATCTCATGGACGTAAGTAACGACATTACCCGTCACGCCTTTGATGGTGATGGTGAATATCTGGGTCTGAAAAAAGGCGCTAAGGACACCCTTGAACAAGCTGCGAAAGACAATGGCTGGACGCTTTCAGAGGATGCCCCGCTGCTTTCGCCCACGAAAGCGGATGTGAGCCAGGAACGTGACCGCCGTCTGGCTGCGGGCTTTATGTTTCTGGGCCATCAGTTCCAGGCGGATGAAACCAGTATAGTGAAAATCAACGGCGCGGTTTCCATGGCGATGCTGGCGCAAGCGACTGGCGTGGCGACTGATGAACCAAACTGGAAGCAGGGCGCGCCCCTGATCTGGCGGGCGGCTGACAATTCTGACGTGGAACTAACCATAGCGCAAACTTTTGCGTTCGGCCTTGCCGCTGGCGCGTTTGTGGATGTCACAACCCGTGCCGCCCATGCGCTGAAAGATATGGACCCAATCCCGCAGGACTATGCGGATGACATCCAATGGGGCGCGAACTGATGCGCGCCCTGCATTTCTCAAATCACATCACAGGAGGCACACATGCCTGAACAATTCCTGCACGGCATTGAAGTCGTGGAAATCGACACCGGCACGCGCCCGATCCGCACGGTGCGGTCCTCTGTTATCGGACTGGTTGGCACTGCGCCGGATGCGGATGCAGCTAAATTCCCGCTGAACACCCCGGTTCTGATCGCAGGCAAGCGGTCTGATGCGGCGGGTCTTGGCGCTACCGGCACCCTGCCTGGGGCCATTGATGGCATCTTTGATCAGGCCGGGGCTATGATTGTGCTGATCCGGGTTGAGGAAGGCGCTGACGAAGCGGCGACCCTGAGCAACCTTATCGGCGGCATTGATGATGACAGCGGCCAGTATCTGGGCGTTCAGGCGCTTCTGGCAGCAGAAAGCGAGGTGCATCTTGTGCCGCGCATCCTGATTGCGCCGGGCTTTACACAGCAGGCGGCGCTTGTGTCTGAAATGGTATCTATCGCAACCCGCCTGGGCGCAATGATCATTGCGGATGGTCCGAACAGCAATGATGCAGACGCTATTGCCTACCGAAACCAGTTTGACAGCGCGCGTGTCTATCTCTGTGACCCATGGGTGCGCGTCTGGGATACCGATGCAAATGCCGAGGTGGTGCAGCCTGCATCTGCCCGCATTGCCGGTGTCTGGGCCAAGTCTGATGCTGAACGCGGTTTCTGGCACTCCCCGTCAAACCGCGTGATTGATGGCATCACCGGCGCGGCCCGTTCGGTTGACTATGCGCTGGGTGATCCGAATTCCCGCGCGAACTATCTGAATGAACATGAGGTCAGCACCATCATTAACTATAAAGGTGGCTATCGTGCGTTCGGGAACCGCACGCTTTCCTCTAATCCAAAATGGGCTTTTGTGAAGCGCCGCCGCATTGCTGATATGGTGAATATCAGTATTCAGCGTGCGCATTTCTGGGCATTGGATCGCAATGCGGACAAGCAATATTTCGAGAATGTGGTCGATGGTGTGAATGCCTACGGGCAGCACCTGATTAACATTGGTGCGCTGGTTGGCTTCAAGTACTGGGCGTCTGAACTGAACACGCCGGAACAGCTTGAAGCGGGCAAGGTGTATTTTGACTACGACTGGGTCGAAACGCCAACAGCCGAACACATCACTTTCCGTTCCATTATTAACAACGGCTACCTTTCCGAGGTTGTGCCGACAGCCTGAAGGAGGGCTACAAAATGAGAGATATTCTGCAATATGTCGGCATCTTCGCAGATGGCCGTGGATATTTCGGTGACGCACAGAAAGTCATGCTGCCGAAAATGACCATTGCCACGAAGGAATTCAACGCATCCGGTATGTCCGGGCCGATTAAGGTGCGCATGTCGCGCCTGGCAAGTGCGCTGGAAACCACGCTGACATTCGGGGGCCTGCCTTCCGATCTTTATGACCTGCTGACTGTATCTGAAGGTGAGGAAATTCCTTTCCGTTTCAAAGGCTCAACGCAGGGCGCGGATGGCACCACACATGCGCATATGATTGTGGCCCGTGGTTTTGTTGAGGAATTCGACGAAGGCACCTGGGCGGATGCGGAAGACGCGCCCCTGAACCTGAAAATCAGCCTGCGCCATTATGAACGTCACATTGATGGCGTGGAAAAATGGGCTGTGAACCCGGAAGGGATGATCCTGCGCCGCAATGGTGTGGACCTTCTGGCGCAGCACCGGGCCAATATTGGCCGCTGATCAATGATCTGACAGGCGGCAAAGCTGCGGCCTGTCCATCAACTGCAAACACATTCAAAGGCAAGAGACATGTCCCACACCGAAATCGTAACCCTGCAATATCCGTTCACCCACAAGGGCGAAGAAATCACGGAACTGACCATTCGCCGCCCAAAAATACGCGACATGCAGAAATCAAGCACCATTAAAGACGACATGAAAAAAGCAATCGCAATGATGGCTGATTTGGCGGAGATCGAACCAGCCGCCATCGGGGAAATGGACCCGGAAGACTTCAATGAAGCGAACAAGGTGATCGCTGGTTTTTTGGGCGTATCCGAAGAGCAAATCCAGAATTTTGCCGCGCAATAATCCTGTTCATGGGAAGACATTTCCACTGGCAGCCCTCTGAGTGTGAGGACATGCCCGTGGAAGACCTGGTCGCACAGTTTGAGGCGGCAAAAGACTATCTGAAAGCAGAGCGAGAGGCGCGGCAAACATGATACCACAGCTAGGTATTGACGTTCTGGTCGGACTGACCAATCAATTGACCGCCCCTCTGCGCAATGCGGAAGAGACTGTGGCGAAAGCTTCCGAGCGGATGAACCGCAGCCTGCAATTGTCCCTGAAACTGGGGGCAGCTGGTGCTGCCGCATCTGGGGTTGCCTGGGGCGCTGAACGGATGATTTCGGGTTTTACTGACAGCATCCGCGCTGTGGAACAGGCGAAAGGTGAACTGGCAACGCTTGGTGTGCAAGACCTTGATGCCGTGGTGCAACGCGGTCTTGATATGCAAACCCAGCTTGCCGGTGTCACCGCTGACGCCTTTGTACGCGCATCCTATGACATCAAATCCGGTATCAGTTCACTGACAGACGAAGGCGTGGCGGAAATGACTGCCAGCGCAATGCTGGTTGCCAAGGCGACACGCGGTCAGGCTGAACAAATGACCTCACTTTTTGCGACCTCATACGGCATCTTTAAAGATCAATACGCCATGATGACGGATGCGGATTTCGGCAATATGTTTGGTGCGGCCCTGTCTGCATCGGTTCAGCAGTTCAAGACAGATGGCGCAGCCATGCAGCAGGCGATTGAAAGCGCCGGTGCCGGTGCTGTCAATCTGGGCATGGACATGACGGAACAACTTGCGCTGCTGGGCATGATGCAACAGCAGATGGCCGCAGGTGAAGCAGGCACCGCCCTGCGCGCATTTGCGACCAATGCAGCGAAGGCGCATGAAGCCTTTGCAGACTTATCCAGCGAGAGTGACAATCCGGTGCGGGTGCGGGTGCTGGATGAAAACGGCCAGATGCGCGCCATGCCTGATATTCTGGCCGATCTTCAGGCGCGCTATGGCGAAACCCTGGACGCCTTTGAAGCCGCTGAAATCAAAGAAGCATTCGGCACTGACGAAGCCATGAAGATGATTAACGCGCTTTATGGTCAGGAAGCCGCTGTGCGTGCCAATGCGCAGGCACTGGACGATGCGGCTGCGCAAGGGCAGGAATTCACCGCACAAATGGCAGCGGCGGCGGATAACAACTGGGATGCGGCCATGGTGCTGATGTCTCAGAAAATGGATGTGCTTTATCAGAAAATCGGTAACAGCCTTCTTCCGGTGGTGGAACGTATCGTTCCTTATTTTGACGCTTTTATAGAACGTGCATTTACATGGATTGATGCAAACCCCGGCCTGATTGCCGGGATAGGTGGGGTGGTTGCTGGTCTGGGTCTTGTTGCCGCTGTCATCGCGCCTGTGTTGCTGGGGGCCTCTGCACTGGTCAGCACATGGGGCACGATGACATTCGGCCTTGTAAAGGTTGCAACTGCGCTTCCCCTGGTCGGCAAGGCGCTTCTGTTTATTGGCCGTGCGCTGATGGCAAATCCTATCGGCCTTGCAGTCGCGGCAATCGCTGGTGCGGCGTATCTGATCTATGAATACTGGGAACCGATTTCCACATTCTTTGGTGACCTGTGGGACAGCGTGACCGGGTATTTTCAGGGCGCATGGGATGGCATTGCGGGCTGGTTCTCTGGCCTGTGGGATCGCATCCGGTCCGGTGCAGTTTACGGCTGGGAAATCATCAAAGGCCTGTTCCTGAACTACACGCCTGCTGGGCTGATCTATACCCATTGGGAAAGCATATCCGGGTGGTTCGGGGGGCTTTGGGAAAACGTGCGCGCTGGTGCGGAAAACGGCTGGCTACTCTTGAAAATCCTGTTCCTGAACTATCACCCGGCGGCGATCATCTATAACCACTGGGGGCAGATCACAGAATGGTTCGGCACCCTCTGGGATAATGTGAAATCCAAATTCACAGAGAAATGGGAAGCTATTAAAGCTGAGGTCGCCACATGGCCTGCTGAAATGCGTACCTATGGGTCTGACCTGATCCAGAGCCTGATTGATGGTATTAAGGCAAAATTTGCAGCTATGGCGCAGGCCGTACAGGA